CTACTTTCTGATTTATTGGCATTAGTTTTGTTATCAGGATCGTTTAATAATTCACTAGGAAAGTTGTAAACATTACATATATCACGCTGGGTCATTTTACCAGCTTCTATGATCTCTAAATCGACTGGCGGCATTCCGAACTTTTCGAATCCTAGTTTAACATTACTTACTAACCAAGTTTTATAATTATCAGGGCCTTGCATTTGCCGCAGGTATTGCTCCAGTTGGCTACGTTGCATTGGTGTAAGTTGCTCTAGATCTGGATCAGTAGGATAGACCACGCCTGATGCGCCGCCGTTTCTTAGTGCTTTGCTTAGTGCTTGATCACCATCGTTCCCTAGTGTTATAGCCCTTCTAGCGGCTTTTAATGGCGACATGCCATACAGGTGAGAACCAACAGCATCGTAATCAGGATTCCAGTATTTCCAGTGCATTACTGTTTCAGATGGTAATTGATGGCCATCGTGGCCATACATGTCGATAATATAACCCTTTATTAAAGTCTCGTAAGTAGGATCAGCTACTATTTTAGTAAATTGAGATGGCATTACCCACATTTCGCCAAAAGTACCGTCTCCAAGTTCTATAAAATGCGTATAAGCGTTACCTGTGATTAACTGAAAACCCTTCATGTTTTCATACCATTCAGGGTAACCTTGTAACGGATTAGGTTGGTTAATTAGCTTGTATAAAGGATCGCGCTCATCGTTCACCTCATCAAAGGCCTGTTCTTTAAGTTCTAATAAATTATCTACACTCCCTTGTGTAGCCTTGTCTTTTACAGTATTAGATAGCTGCCTATATTTTAATGCTTTTTGTTGATCTTTAACGATATGAATAATTGGGGGTACAGCCGCAGCTGCTTTTGTGATCCCATTTACAACGCTATATACATCAGGGTTTAATTCATACCCATCTTCTACGTAAGCGTTCTGGGTATCATCCAGACTGATGGGCATACCCCTATGAAATCTAAATAACTGTCTGTTTAATTCATTTACCAAATTATTATTTGGCGCTTTTGTCCTAGCAAAAGGTAGAAGATCAGATAAAGCCATAATTTACTTTTTAAAGTTGCATCTAAATTAACAAATATTTACAACTATTGAAATAAGCAAAAAAAACCACCTGACTTTCAAATCAAGTGGCATATCTACAGAATGTATAACTCTACTAAAATATCAATCTTTTATGTAAATCTTTGTACTGATTGTCGTACTTCAATCTATTAGCATGGTCTTGCCTTAAGTGCATAATACTAGAATGGTGCATATTAAACAATCTTGCAAGCTCTACATGACTTAAGTTTACCCAGTTAAAGAATAGTGAACGGTAATTAACAAACTTAGATTTTCTACTTTTAATAAACAAAGCATCATAGCCTATGTTTATCTTGTTGCAAAATTCTGCAATCAGTTCTACGTGATTATCTTCTAGTTCCCCAGTAATACATTGTTCAAATCGCTTAAAGGCATCTAGTGCTAACGTGTACATTCTTTTTGTTTTATTAATTGAAGTGAACGTATTAACTGGAAGCTAGCATTTTTAGCTTTACCATTCTTAAAATAATAAATGGGTGTTGTACCTAGTCCAGTTTTTCTTGCTAGATCTGGAACGTGCTTATCTTGAAGCCATTCCCATATTTCTTGTTCTTCTTTGTGTGGTTGTATCATTAATATCCTCGTTTAGCTTCTATAACTTCTTCTACGCTTGCAAATTCGCCCATGGATGCGCCGCATTCTGGGCATGTGACTTCATATTCGTATTTTGTACCGAATGCATGATCAAAACTATTGTCTTCGATTTCCAAATCTTCTATTTCTAGTTCTTCGTCTGAACATTCGCATTTAATCATTCTTCTACCCATGTGAGTTCTGCGCCATACATCTTACGTACTTCGTATCTAATACGGTCCGTGAATCCAATCATGCTTTCACCTTCTAAGCTGAAGTAGGTAAAGTTATGGTAGGCGTGTTGGAATTTTAAATCCATTTCATAATAAGTAATGGGTTCATTTTTCCAGTCTTTGCATTCTATAGTTCTAAGTGTTCCAGTCATTATTATCTGTATTTTGTTATCTGTTTAAATTATTAGAGTATTGCCCGTCTGCTTCAAATTGTATCATTTCTAAAGTTTCTTTAAATGCAATGTTTTGGTTTCTAAGTAGCCTTGCTTCTAAGCGTAATTCTTTTTTGTATTCATCTTTTTTTACACTTTGCATAAAATCAATTAACGCTATGATTCTTCGCTCGTTTTGTTCTATTCTGTTTTGTATTTTTGCTATTACGTTTTCCATTGTTCTGTAGTTTTAGTGGGCTACCGAAGTAGCCCTTGTTATTTGTTATCGTGTTTCAAATAGTAAAGATTGTAGATCATTGTATGAGATTCTTCTAAAGCTTTTTAAATCTATATCGCTATTAGGGAATCTTTTTTTTGCTTGCTTTCTAGCTTCCGCCATTGTTCTAGTTGTCTCACAATTCCACCCACCTGAGGTAAAATTGTAAAGGTAATAATACACTTTTTGTTCTTTCATTATTTAAACTCTTTGGTAAGGTAAAAGGTTTGGTTTGTTATTTTTATTTTCACCATAAGTCATACGATCCTCGAATCGTATCATCTCTATTTTTATACTCATTAAAAGAGCAGCCTCTTCTGATTCGTTATTATTATTGCAATATTCAATTAGATCTTGTATAGAGCTATATGCTTTTGCTGAAAGCGTGTCGAAATCTTGTTTTGTATTTGTCATTGTTCTGTAGTTTGTTATTAATTGTTCAAGAGCAATATACAAACTTATTTAATAATAAAAAACTTTTTTTAAATTATTTTTTAAGCAAGTGATATATCTAGTGTTTTTTTCTTCATTCTGTCCATTATTGCATACCTACCTGCATCTATAGCGTGGTTAAAATCATCTATAGGTTTGTTTGTTGATGTGCCACTTCTATCCTTTGCCCATGTATAACTGCTAAATTCCTCGATTATGTTTTTACTTTTAGTATGTATTTTTATAGGATAGTCTTGTAGTAATTGAATTCCAAACATGACAGAATCCTTGCCTTTCTTAGCAGGCTTTACCCATACACCTGTATTACGTAACTCGGCAATACTTTTAGGCTCAGCGCTATCTGCTACTATTTCATCAGTTATGTTCAATTCTTTGATTAAACGACTAATATATTGGTTGGTAAGTTGCTTTCTATAAATATGCTCTTTCCAATATAGCGCGCCACCATTATACCTTATTTCTACTAAAGCTGTAGGATCATTTGTATATCCCCAATCAAGGCCAAAGCATCGCCATTTGTAATTATCAGGCCACTCGCTTGTAATCTCAAAATTAGGAAACACCAAGCCTTCTAACCTACCTACCTCTCCTAATCCATATACTTGCCATCGGTATTGATTTGCTGTACCGGCTTTTATATTCTCATCAGTTGGCTCGTAGCTTTGTATCTTTTGTTTAATACTAGACTGTATAAATGCATTATCTCTAAATGTAGATACGAACCAATCAACATCGTCTCTGCTTTGTAATCTTTCATGTGCCCAAAACGCGGCAGACGGGTTAAAGTCAATAATAGTCTGCTCGGTAGTTCGCATGCTGATCTGCTCAAATATGCCGTAATCTATACCATTAGCCTCGTTAAAAAAAGAATGGGTTCTTTTACCTGATCTAGCATCTATCTCGTCATTATATGAATTAAATTCAATCTTAGATCCAGTGCTAAAAGTAAAAAGCCTGTTACTCTTGTTGTGATCTTTAAGCTCTTGCGTAAAGAATGGATCATTAAATATAATGCTTTGAGCATCTCTATAGGCGCCTACCCTTAAGTTAGGTATATCTTGGCCTACGACTGTTATTACTAAGCTGGGTATAGTGGCGGCTTTCATTATTAAGACTTGCAATATAGCATAAGTCTTCCCGCTTGAAGTGCCACCTTGATGAACTATGTAGGGCTTCCTGCTATTATAGGTTAATGAATAAAGCTTATTTGCATCAAAGCTATGGTTCAATTATTCTCACCGTTACGCTTTCTATTTTATCGCCATCAGTTGTATGGTCTACGCTTTGCTTAGGTTGCCCATACCTATAAGATAACCAAGTCTTTATCGCTGTGTCAGATCCTTCGTTAACTCTAAGAGCTAATTTTTGCCATACCTCTATTGGTGCTAATGTAGCATCCATAGATTGTATCATGGATATTTCATCAGCCTTAGGCTTTCTACCTGCTCCTGCTCTTTTACCACCGTGTGCCATCTTGAAAAAACTTGATTAATTAAGTATAATATACAAAAAAATTACAAACCTCTTGCAATATACTCAGATTTTAACCTTTTGAAGAATGATTTAGCTCCTCCTGTATTAAACAAACCACCAATTAAATCACCATCATTTAGCATTTCTACAACATCATGGAGTCGTGCGATTTCTACATTTGTAAAGTCTGTAATATTTCTGTACTTACTAACTAAATGTTCTTGACTAGATTTAATAAATTGATCAGAATTTTTTTTATACCATTCATTAAAACACCTTGCTAGTGCTGATATATTATTACCATACCTTGGTGCTTCTTCATATATCACAGCCATCATCCATACACCATATATCATATCAAAGTTAACATCATTTGGGTATAGTGGATTCTTTATGGTTATAGTCTCATGTAATCTTATAAGATACTCCTTTACCTTAACCTTATCAGTTGGCAATTCCTTAGTCGCACCTATATCAGTATGGAAGTCGTACAATAGTTTCATAAGATCATTTGAGTAATCAAATTCTATCCCTGAGCTACTATAGTTCTTAGCGTCTTGTTTGTTATTGGCTATTTGTATTTTCATTAATCAAATGGGTTATCGTGAACATTTCTTTTTGTTGTATTGAATTTTAAATAATTATTTGACCAAGTAGAAGCCTGGAGCTTCCAGTTTTTAATCTTTTTACGATTACGCTTCCAGTCTAATGATTCATAATGGTTGATAAAATTCTCAGCTTCTAACTTAACATGGCTTTTATCTATCTTATTAGATTCTTTAAAGTATTCTTCTACTTCAGATAGTGTGGGTACTATATTGTTTTCATTCTTTTCATTCTTTTCATTCTTAGTACCTGTTAGTTTTCTGTTAGACGTCTGTTGTTTTCCTGTTACTTTCCTGTTATCCTGTTTGTTATTTTTTGTTTCCTCATTTTGATAATTGTTGTAATTACATATACTTAGAATAGTTCCACGTCTGTTACTTTGCCTGTTAATCTCACCAGTGCTTTCCAGTTTGTCAAAAACAGTTCTAATTTGCTGTACAGTTAGGTTTAGTTCGAATGAAAGTATTTCTAAGCTTGTAACAAAGGTACCTCGCTTAATCACATCACCTCTATATCGCTTATCTTTATGATTAGCCTTTAGTAAGCAGTGTAAAAATACCCGCAAACAATTTGGCTCGTCATACCATTCCCACTCAAGGAATTGCCTGTGTAGTTTAATCCATCCTTTATCCATTTTTCTTCAGATCAAAGTGTCTTTTGTATATATGTAAATCTGTAGCAGAGTGATGATAATAACCAATTTTTATATTAATTTCTTTGGCTATATACTCTTGTAGCTTACTAAAGCAGTATTGATCATTACAAAATCCAAAGACTAGATCATTAGATCGCATGTATACGCTCATGCATAAAGAATCATCTTCTATATAGAAACAGATGGCTAGAGTACATGGAACGTCTCTTATCCAATCTTGGTTTTCTTTTGCATCATATATCGAAATACAAGCCCTTCTACTTGTAGGATTAGATCTCAATTCATTTATTACATAATCAATCTGGTTAGATCTTTGCCATTGCCACCCATAGTTAGAGAATGTATCACCATTATCATCGCTAATATCTTGCCATATCTTAGGCACAGGTGGCTCCATGGCGCTTATGTTCCTATCAGCTGATAAATACCATTGCCATTCTCTTTCAGCGTAGTCTACGTTAAAATTTCTCCACTTTGTACTTATAACATTATCCAATGGGTTTAGCATCGTAAATGAAATATTTCTTAAATATTTTGTGCCTTTTTTTGATTTGCCGATATTTATAATTAAATCGTAATAATACTCAAAGGCTGTTGTTGCGTTATTTGTTTTCATTATAATAATTTTCTAATCCTTGTAAATATGCTATCGCGTCTAATAAATTATCCTTTTTATGGTTGTATGATTCTCTACTTAATTTTAAAGCTATCATCGCTAAATACATGTGCTCAGCGTATACTTCGTATCCAATTAATCCTGATAATATATGTGCGGCTCTTTCCATCCCTTCAGAGAAGGGCCCGTATTCTCTTTCTTTTTCTTCGCTTCTTTCGTTTACTATTTCATGTGCTATTTCGCATAATGATTTATTCATATTTTAAAACCTCTATATTTGCTTTTGTTAATAGTTTTATTCCTGATCTATTTCTATAATCGTCTTTGTAAACAACTTGCTTAATACCGCTTTGAATTATTAATTTAGCGCAATTAAAACAAGGCATTAATGTACAGTACATTACAGAACCGTCTGAACTTATAGTGCTTTTAGCACATTTTGTTATTGCATTTGACTCCGCGTGTAAAACCTCGTCTTTTGTAACGTTATTACATTCGCAGTTATTTTCAAAGCCAGAAGGCGTACCATTGTAGCCAATACCTATAATATTATCATTTTTTACAATAATACAACCAACTTTGCTTCTTTTGCAGTGACTACTTAATGCGACTGCTTCGGCTATACGCATGTATAGATCATGCTTTTTTGAAGGTTCCATTATCCATCTTACCTTTTCTATCTTTTATTTCATTATATGCCGATTGCACGCAGTCCTCTATCCTAATATAATCTGATCTAATTATATCAACATTTGCTAAGTATGTTAAATTTGTAAGGACAACTACTATATCACCTATAGCATCGATGACTTCTTTTTCATCTTTTTTTAGTATAGCTTCTGCTAATTCTCCTACCTCTTCGTTTAGTTTAATAAATTGAGTTTTAGTATCTCCTTTGTCATAAAGGCCTCTTTCGTTAGCCCATGATCTTATGTTATTAAATATTTCCATAAAAATTAAGTTGTTTTAATATTAGTTTAGGATTTGATTTTTTGTAATCTATATTGTCGCCTTTTAGCGCTATGCCTGTAACAACGTCTCCTTTGTTATAAGGAAACTTTCTACCAGGCTTTTCATGCCATGCTACTCTTTTGCTTTTAGAAAGTAGTATATAAGTTACTAGATTTTTTTGATAAGGACCATCATAAGGCCCTATTTTTTGTAGTACTTTGTATTCTGTTTCCATAATTAAAAAGGTAAATCGTCTGATATTTGATCCCAGTTGCTTATGTCTACTTTCTGGCTTCCAGGTTTTTGTTCTAACGCGCAATCTTTATTATCGTTATTATTCATACCACCTAGCATCTCTAGTCTATCACAGATAATCTGTGTGCTGTAACGCTTTTCGCCATTTTTTTCATATTGGCTTGTAGTAATAGAGCCTTCAATACAAACCAAAGAACCTTTAGTTAAGTATTGTTGTGCTATTTCAGCCGTTTTGCTAAATGCCACAATGTTATGCCATTCTGTTTTATCTTCGCCTTTTACTTTTTTGCTAGTTGCTAAAGACCAGTTACATACTGGTGTATTGCTTTGCGTAAATCTTGTTTCAGGATTGCTGCCTAGTCTACCTATTAATATTGCTTTATTCATAATTCTAATGATTTTTGTTTTGCTAGTTTTATTGTTTCTTGTTGATAATATTGCGCTAGTTCCATGACATCAACCTTATTAAGTTTAATCATGCTCCTAGACAATTGTTCTAAATAATCTGCCGTTCCTTCACCGTATAATAAGTCTATTTCGATGCCGTGTCGGTACTGTTCACCTGCGTTATATTTATTACAGGATTGACATTGTGCATGTGCATTCTGTTCGTGCCATCTTGTAGCCATAAATCTACGGCTTTGAAAGTGACCGCAATCCATTTCTTTCCAATGCTTGACAGTGTTACAAGTAATACATTTACATAAGCCATTATGATTCGCATCTCGTATTCGTATGTACTTACTAAACCACGCGTCGCATGTTTTTTTAGCAGTGCTTAGGTTTTTACTTTTACTTAGGCCCATTTTTTATATCATTACATTGTTGTTCGTAATTAGACGTCTTTCGCCAATCTAATAAAGCTATAGCTATTGCGTATAGAGATAAGAATCCCAGTATTTTAGCTATTAAGTCTATTGAATCAAGTAATACTTTTATTATTTCCATTTTTATAATTTTGTAATTTACGTATTGTAGTATATGCGGGATCTACTGTTTGCATATTTCTAAATGCCCTCAGTCTAGGTACAGGTATTTGTACATCGTAGCTTAGCTCATCTAAATCCTGAGTTGCAAGCCATTCACGTATTTGTTCTAGTTCTTTTTCTGGTGTCATAATGGTAGTTTAATTGAGTGTTCAGCACAGAAGTGTGAAATACGGTCCATATATTTAGACATCTGATCCACGTTCATCTGGCTAGTTCTTGTTCTTTTTTGTTTTGGTTTCTTGTTTAAGTCCCTAGTTGTATAAACAGGTGAAAATTGATCTATAAAAGCCTCGTGTAGCTCCTCTGGGTAATAACCTAAATCTTCACTTATTATTGCTATCCATTTCCAGTAAAGCTTGTTTTGTTCAGCGCTTCTACTGTTAATGGTCTTACATACTTCTATGGTATATTCACCATTAGGCAAGGAAGCTAAATAGTCCCGGAGGTCAAACTTCCAAGCCTTAGTCGTTTCGCCGTCTGTTATTCTAAACATTCTTTTGAATTTCATTTAGCAATAGAATAGAAGTAATCCATATTAGGCTTAGATATTGCATACTTTTGCCGTAAAAGCTTAGGGTCCCCTCCTGATTTAACCCAGTCCTCAGCTTTATCCCACTCTGGTTGGCCCTCGTTAAGCCAAGGCTTTTTATCATCTTTTTTAAATGCTTTAGATACCTCTGGCTTAGGCCCGACTGCTTTATTGCCATCATCATCTTCGGCTTCTATACCTAGTAATGATTGCAATGTGTATCTACGGTAGTATGTAATACATGATCCAATTTTTTGTGGATCTTGTAGATCTGGTAAAGGTAGAAACGCCTCTACTGAATCACCGCTTTCCGTGTCAATAATAATAGTACCAACTTGATTATCTCTTATTGGCTGTAATAGCAATAAGTCCTCTGCAATTAATGCAGGCCTTACGGCTTCTACTAGTTGATTAATGTCAAAGTATTTACTATTATAAAAAGGATTAGTAGAATCCTTTTTCATCTTATCCATTGTACTTGTTACTTTAAATAATTTTTTGTAAATCTTCATTTGTTTGTTCCATTTTTATATATCCGTTTCCTTGTTTAATTTTTACCGGCTCTATTATTTCACCAGTATGTTGGTCCACTATTGACACGCCGTCTTTAGTTGCTACCTTTATTAATCTTTCGATTCGCTTCTTTTCTGTGTCTGCTTCTTTCCACATTGAACTTTCTTTATAGTCATAAGATGATCTACCTGCAACATGAGTAATTTTGTACCCATTTACAACTAGAGCTTCTTTGCTATCTAAATAAGTTAGTTCGTCAATGATTTGACTTTCTATTTGCTTTATAGCATATTCAATTTCGCTTTTTAAAGCACGGAGTGTTACATAGGCATTACTTGCCTTTAGCTGCCCTCCTTCTACCTTCTTGATCAAGTTATACGGTTCTTCTATTGACATAATATACTAGGTATGTTCCAGTTATTGTTATTGTTGCAAATTGTATAAGTATGTGCTTTAATGTTTCACCTTCTACCATAAGAAAGAAGAAGAAGATAAAGCCACAAATGTAAGCTAGTAGTTTCATTTTCTTAAAGGCATTTGTTTTTCAAATTGATACATAAACTCTAGTTCATTTTCTAACTGCTCTACATTTAGATAGTCTAACAATCTTTCTAAAATTATATGTAAATGTTCTTCAGGATCATCGCTAATTAAAGCAGTAGATACGTATTCTTTGATAATGTTTATTTGATAGTTTTTCATAATGTTATGTTTACCAGTTTTTCAACTCTTGATTTACTAAAGCCTCTTTTAGTGCAGGCTTTATTACTTCTGTAATCAACCAATGCTCAACATCCCAATGGCTATCCATTACATCTATCCATTCTTGTGTTGCATTTTCAGAGTGTTTTCTTGAACGTAATGAATCTAATTGGTCTTGGTTCTTTTCAATTAGTTCTAATAGTGTTACGTTATGGTGTTTATTTGTTGTCATGATTCTGTAGTTTTGTTATTGTTGTTATAAGGAATATACACACAATCCAGATTAATAAAAAACTTTTTTTAAAATTTTTTTTAAAACATGGTAAAAATATGGCTATTATGGCTAGCAACTGCTAACAATAACTAACAATAACTGACATGTTGTTACAATAACTGACAATAACTAACAACTGCTAACAATAACTAACATGGAGTCTTAATATCTGTCAATAACTAACGGCTACTAACAATATCTGTTAAGATCTGACTACAAGTTTAGATCGCTTAAATCCCTCCATTCCCTATAAGAATGTATATCTTTTCTATTTATGGTAGGCTCTGGAGCAATACCAGCAACATTAAAAAACCAATCACCTTTGTCTCCATATCTATTCATGTAGTCAAAAGCTTTAGCATCATAAGTCGGCTCTGTTTCAAATCCAAGCGGTACGTAATCACTAATTGATGTGAAATTCTTATGGTAACCATAAAACTTAGCCTTACCTAATTCTCCTTGTTGTATATTCCTAGCGACCGCTACGGCTCTAAACTCGGTATCTGGTAACGCTATTTGCAATGTCCTAGTTAGTACACCTGTTGATATTGCTGACCACATTACGCGCGGTTTTTCTTTATTTACAAAATAATCATATATGCATCTTACCCCGCAGGCAATTACAAGATCGTGATACAAGCCTAACTTTATATATTTTCTACTAGAACTTTGTTGTGCATATTTTTTTGCATAAGAATTAGCCACTGGCATAGCAGCTATTCTAACAAATAAAGGTTTAGCACCGTATTCTATACATAAAGCCTGGTGATCACTTACTCGTCTTGAGGATGGCATAACTAGTGTTAAGTCCATGTTATGTATTTTACATAAATAAGAAAGACTTATGCCAGCAAACCCTGTTCTAGGTTGAACATAGACGATCTCTTTTATACCCTGCTTTTTTAATGTTTGCACTAATAACTCGCCTGCTCTAGCTTTGTAACCAACAGGGCAAGCCTTAGATTCATCTATTACATTAAAACCATTTTCATTTATTATGCAGAAATCTTCAAAGCTGCTCTTGTGATCTTTTGTTATATCTAAGTAATAATTTAAATCTCTAAACGTATCTAGATCTTTATTTTCTATTCCTATTTGATTATTTTTGAATTTCGCTTGTATATTCATAATATCCTTTGTTACCTAGTTCCTTTTTTAAACTAGAATTATTTTTCATTATTTTTCCATTGTTTTTTTGTATATGCCACTTAGACTGGTATTCTCTTAAGTATCTTATAACGTCACAATTACGACTATCTTCGCAATCTATTGGATTTAAATTATACCTTTCTGATTGAAAGCGCAAGACTTCATTAAAGAAATCAAAGTCTTTTATTCTTTTTGTTTTTTTAAACAAAGTCTTAATACATAATTGAGCATTAGTACCTGCGTAAACCATTCCTTTAGCGTCTATATATTCAGGGAAATATTCTGCCACGTCAGCAGCTAGCGCTGTTAAAACAAAGTTTTGCCGTTTAAATCCATATTTTTCTTTTAGTATCTTATTACCAAGGTCGGTCAATTGATAGATCTGCATTTTACTCTTTGTGAATTCGCTATATAACGCGCGTAAAAAATCTTCCGAGTAATCTACTATGTATCGTTTTAAGCCAATACTAAACTGAGGTATTATGTAACCCTTGTTATTGCTAAAAGGCCCGTCATGATGTGTTAAATCTTTTATCCATTCTTCTTTCGTGTACTTACCTTGCAATAATGAGTTTACAATCCAAAAATTACCGAATCCATGTTTACCTAAAAAAGGTATGTCTTCAAATAAATTATTACCACTAGGCATGGGCTTATAATTTATACCGCTGCCGCATAGTCTAAATAAATACATCATGTATATCAAATCAAACTCAGCTATCTCAGCATTTTTAAACCATTTGCCATTTCCTTTTACGTCCTTTTCCTTGTGAACAACTGCTTGAGTAAAGTTACAAAAAGCAGCATATTTCCTTGATCCCATATCATATATAGGAACATTATAGATTAAATCGTCATTTACTTTTTTTTCTAGATCACCTTCAAAAGGTTTTTTCTCTATTACGTGACGCTCCATAAGCATAGACTTATCATGGTAATCATCTAGCATTTCAAGAAGCTCTGGCTTTATATCAAAAGAGTAATGGCTCATCAGTCTTTTTATTGAAATTATGCTTATAATGCTTAGGCCTTACGTGCACAGATTGCTTAGATTCCATTACTTCATTCTCGTAAAACAAAAGATCTTTGTACCATTTTTCTGGCCATGTAATAACGTTAGTTAAATTATCTAGTAATACTGCGTTAAATATTTCTACTAATTTAGATCTTAACTTTTGATCGCCATAAAATGGCTGACCCTTGTACATGCCGCTTTTAGGTATTTTCCTTGATTCACTTTCTATAGGCAATAAACAAACTGGAGTTAGATCATTTTCTTTACAGTAATCCACATACCTATTAGCTAATTGCAGCGTAGCAAATAAAGCAGAGTCTTGTCTAGGTAAATGGAACCTTATATCTATATTTCCAAAGTATATTATCGATCCTTTTTTAGCACTAGGATTTTTTAAAAAACCAAATAATGTTTTACCATCGTTTCTATTAATACTATAGCCAGGCCTCCATACTGATAAGGAGTGACTATCTCCGATTACTTCTTTTTCGTAATTATGCAAAGATATTTTATTATAAAATTCTTTAGGCTTAGTCCATTTAAAATCTATTTTACGCTTTTCTATATATTCTAATACATCGAAATCATCTAAACTATCTATAATGCCATTAAAATTATTAAGCTTTTGTAATCTATTTATATGAGATTGCTGTATGCCACCTATAACGTTAAAAGATCCGGCTTTATAATTAGTACCATGGCAGATTATTAACCTGTCATACTGATCCCAATTACCATTTTCGGTTTCTATTACAGCATTATTGTCTAATAATTCTTTTACAATATGAACCCAGCCAGCCGAGTGTGAGTTTAACGACTTGGCCGGGTTATTTAGGATTCCTACTATTGCCGTCTTCATTAAGCAAAAAGTGATTCGCGCATTTGATCTAATACGGCGTTAATAAAATTATTAGTATCTATAGCGCCGGCGTGACTACCAATATGCCAATTAGTATATTCATTACGAGTATATTCTTCGTCATAAGTTTTCCAATCGTATACGCTGAAGTATGAGTCGTCAAATCGAAATACCCATTCGTAATTTACTTTTCCGTCTCCGCTATCTTCTGGAGTAAAAGTAGGCTCGCCAAATGTGTCTATTAGATCTTTATAACTAATGCAACCACCTAGATAGGCTCTAAAACCTGACATGTGCATTACGTTTCTTGCTAATCTTTTGTTCTGTATTACTTTTATTTTCATTGCTCTGTATGTTTTGTTATTGTTTGTTCAGAAGCAATATACACGTATTTTTATTAATAAAAAACTTTTTTTAAACTTTTTTTAAAAATAATTAAAATGTTTCTACTGGTGTCTCTATTACTTGAGTAATAATAATTTGAGAGTCGTTAGATTTCTTGTACTTAAAATCAACAAACCACCCACCAATATCAGTAGGATTAAAATTCTTTTCTACTGGCCACCCAGATTTACCTGCACCAATGCCATCAACGTAAGACCCTGACTGTATATACTTGATCTTGTCTTTGTAGATTTTTCCGTTTCGTGTTACTCGCATTCTAGCAGTAGAAGGATCAAACCATTTTTGGTGGGTATGGCCTCTTACTAATATATGTGCATCCGGATATTTCATCGCCTCGATTTGTACATCTAGCATACCCTTTGAGCGTTTAGCGTTTCCGCCAAAACCGTGATGGTAATGTATATTACAAACGGTGCTAGTACCTGCTGGAGACTTCATTCTTAAAAATACCCAACCCGAATAAGCGCCGAGCTGAATGTTCACGTCTTGATCAAGATTCAATGCCCAAACAATACTACGTAGAATATCGTGATTGTGGAATTTGTTAATAGTCTTTTCGTGATTACCGTAAGATATGAGCGCTATATTCTTTGCGTAAGGCTTTAGAAAGTCAATAGTGAACTCAGCTACTAGATCGAGGTAGGTACGGCCGTGTTGGATAAATATAGGATCGATATCCTCACGTTGTAATCTTCTATCTCCGTATGATCCCATAACATCTAACAAATCGCCAAAAATAAAAATGAGGCCATTAGCCTCCTTTATCTCATCGAAATGTTTTTTTAAGATGTCTCTTTTACACCCAATAGAGTCAAGGTGTATATCAGAACAAAAAAGTGTGGGAACTACATCAGTTGATCTTACATTCTGAAATTCAAATAAATGTACATTTTCAGATAACTCTTCGACAAAATGTTTCATAACCTTTGGTTAGTGAAGGTTTATCTAAATTATGCTTTTTTATCGGAAAAGTAAAATAAGCAACAAGTTACCCACACACTAGAACTATTCTTCAGTCTTTTCGGCTTCTTCTTTTTGAGCCTTTAAGGTATTTTCATACCCTTGCTTAACGTATCTGATTTCATCAAGTTGCATTTGCAATCGTGCTTCTTGGATCTTTAATTCTTCGATTCTTTCTTCTAGTGTCATTTATTTAATTATTTTATTTATATAAAAAGTAACTACTTATTATTTAAAGTAATAATTTTCTTAATTAAATATAACTACCAAGGCATTCCTTTCAAAGTCGAAGGATTCTTTTGTGCTTCTATTTGGTCGGTCAATGATTGCTCCACATCTTCCTTGCCTACTTCAGCTTGTACCCAACCAAGAACGATTTCTTCGGTTAAGTCATCATAAGCAACGTAGTCATCAGATGATGGCTCAGGTTGAAAAGAGCAAGAACCGTACCTTCTAGCTGAATAAGACAAAGCGTCATCGCCTTCGCCTACTGTTTCGGTATGGGTACAATCCCAATGGGCATTGATTATCCCTTTGTCGGAGTCGTTAGTGTATTCTAGTGTGTTTATTTTCCAGTTCATTTTTATTGGTTTTTAAGTTGTTCAATTTCTGCTTTAAGTTCTTGTATAGCTCCCACTAATAAAGGAACTAGCTTGCTTTGGTCGATACCTTGATAAACTGGTCTTGTACCCATTACTGCTTCTTCTACAACGTTTCCGTCTTCGTCAAGAACGGCAGGTGTTATTTCGTATTCTTCGGTAGCATCCTTTTCACCAGTAATCGCTTCGGGTACTATGTCAGCTACTTCGTGTGCCAAGAATCCATCTACTGTTGTATCAGCATCAGCAATAAAGTTAAATCTACTAGGATTGAGTTGGTCAACCCTATCCAATGCACCAGTCATAGCTACTACATTTTCTTTTAGTCGATAATCAGAAGAAGTAACGTAAGACGTTGCGAGAGCATTTGTTTGAATACTTCCAACTGAACCATTTCCATTAAAAAATTCTGCTAAAGTTTGTGCGCCAGTAGCAGAAGTTGCTAATCTTAATCCCATTCTGCCATTAGTATCTGTTCTAAACGCTGAACCATATACACTTGTGCCATTAGGTAATGCAGATATCCCACCGAAAAGAATATTACCGCTTGAATCGATGCGCATGCGTTCTGAATTTCCAGTACCCAAAATCAAAGGTGTATTACCAATAGTACCAATTGCCATTAAAGCATCATTATTACTCCAAAGCATATTAGCCTTCGCAACAGATGCCCCAAAAACAGTTCCACTTGTTCCTGCACCATAAGAACGCAACTGCATGAAGTTACCACTACTAGCATTTGAATTAAAGGTACTAAAAAGAGCAGAATTGTCATTTGCTGAAGTAGATGCTACAACATCAGATAAACCAGAACTATTTATTTGCATTTTGTAAGCAGGCGAATCCGTACCAATCCCTACGTTACCGCTTGCATCGATGCGCATGCGTTCAGCAGATTGAGCGTCATCAACTATTAAAAATGAATTAGCTGCTGCACCTAAATAATATCTACCAGTTGCACTACCCGTTCTTTCTAAATATAATTGGTCAGTACTTGATGCTACTGAAATGTGTAATCCTGAAACGCCATTAGCAGGCGAATCCGTACCAATCCCTACGTTACCGCTTGAGTCGATGCGCATTGATTCGGAGCCTGCATTTTCAAAAGAAGTGTATGTGCTCGCCATAACTTTTAATGAAGAAGAATCACTACTGACTTGTGCAATACCACCACTTTCTAATCCTAAATAAATAGAGTTTAGATTGTTTTGTATTCTGTTATAAACTGCTCCGCTTGATGCGTAAGTATGTAATTTTTGCGAAGGATTATCCGTATTAATCCCTACGTTACCGCTTGAGTCGATGCGCATCTTTTCGCTACCCGAAATATTGAAACGGAAATCCGAACCGTCTAAGTTTAATATCTGATAAGTAGATGCGTTTCGGTCATAAGACAGTAAAGTTGTTCTGTCATTTGATGTTTGTGGTATAATTTCTAGCCCTGCTCCATTTGAGTCAGCTACGACTAATTTATTGTCAGGGTCATCACTACCAATCCCTACGTTACCCGAACTGTCGATGCGCATTTTTTCGCCTGCATTAACATCAAATGCCAAAGAATTACCATCGTGTCTATAAATAATTCTACCCACATCTGAATCAGCCGTATCACCAAATATCAATTCCGATGTACTAAGATTACCGCCTAACATCTGTATTTTACTTGAATCGTAAGCATTTGCAGTATTAGATGCTACTTTAAGGGTTGCTCCACCTGAAGCATCGTATATGTGTAAATTAGAATCAGGCAAAATCGTACCAATCCCGACCCTATCATTTGCAAAGTCAATGCTTAATGTGTCAGTGCCTACACCAGAACCCCTGAAAGAAAATACATCAGTCGTACCAACGCCTTCACCTATTCTGATATTCCTGCCAGTGGTTGAATTTTCAAATCTCATGTTAGCACCATTTGCTTGTTTTAAATGCAAAATGTCTGCTGGATTAGTACCAATCCCTACTTTACCCGAAGTATCTAAGGTTAATATATTAGTATTACCACCTGAGTCAGTACCAATAGTAAAATTATTATCTGAGCCTTGTAGCACATTACCCAAGTACCAACTTAATACGCCCGTTTTTATTAAAGTAATTCTAGGTACTATTGATTGCTCTAATTGTAATAAACTTGTTGGTGCAGAACCAATCCCTACACTTCCACTAGTACCCAAGTAAAGATTCGAGCCATTACCCGAACCGTCTGTAATTTCTTTGTACGTTCCACCTAGAGCGTCATTGTCGCTCGTCTTTAGAAGTGAATCGTATGTGTCTTTTAGTTGTTGTCCTACTAGTGATGCCATAATTTAATGCTTGTCAAAATACATGGTTGATTGATTCCAAACTTGATTAGAGCGTGATAACACACCCCATCGTATGTGTGATATATAAGCTAAGAACTTCAATCTAGTATATCGATTAGTAAAAATTTAGCCGTTCTGTCGCTCGCTTCGTTACTAGCACCCTTTAACCTAACCTTGTTCACGTCTTTAAACACATCAGCAGGAAGTGAGTGCTTGCCAGTTGCTACTGTTACCGCATACTTATTGCCAAACGTATCGTATATATCAAACCACGTTCCATCAATTTCCACTTGTATGTCAAATGATGCGTTGGTGTACGTGCCTTCTAGGATTAAAGACCCCATTTCATAATCAATGTTTCTGCCTTGTATTTCTACTGCTGAAGAAACAGATTGACCGCTTGTAATTGTTGCCGTTCTGATTTGTGCCATAGTTTTACATTTGTTTACAAATTAAGCAATTTCTATGTCTTTTGAAATTACCCTTATGAAATCTTTAAGAAACCGTTACTGTCTTTATACACTACATTAGGCTCTAATGGTTTAGTGCTTGGTATATTAACTAGCTTCGTAATACCTGCTAATTTATTTTCTTCCCTTGTTAGCCTTGCATACTGCTCATTACTTGAATCTATATATAAACCATCTAGTCCAAATCGGCTTCTACTGTCTGCACTTTTAAATAGTAAATTTGACGTAAGTGTAAATTGAGCATCGTTGCCAGTATTGTTTCCATTTACAACAATTTTTACTTTGTAATGCGTATAAGAATAATTAAATGCACTAAACGTAACCCTAGACAAATCATTTAATGATACGCAATCAGTTCCTAGAAAGTTTGCAACTAGATTTGTAGCAGTTCCACTTGTACCGCCATATATTTGACCTTCAATATAGAAACTTGGATTAGGGTCAGGTGTTCCCGAACCTGCGTTAGATAGTTTTGCTTCAACATCTACATACAATGAATCGCCTTGGTCTATTGCAAATACGCTAGTTTCGTAAGGCGTTGTTGTTTGTGTTACTACTGTATTTAAACCTGCATTGTGATGCGTTGTTTCTGTTAAGGTATAGCCACCACTATTTATATCTATTACAGTTCGGACTTTATTGGTATCGTATAACTCTATTTCTTGATTAGCCGATTCAATGTTTATACCGCTAGTAGTGCCCGATGCAGTTGTGTCTAATTTAAATTCTTGCGTTTGTATTTCAAACGTTCCTGCATTTTCATTGAAAGATAAGAAGTTAGTACCATCGCCTACCTTAAACAGTACAGTACCCTGACCTACTTTCCAATAATTTTGATTTGTTACTCCACTAGAATTTATTTGTAAACCTTGCTCATTAGCATTTAATCTACCAACGGTCATCAATGCCGAACCCGTACCAATGACTATATTTTGATTTGCGCTACTTATGTCTAGGTTTGCAGTATTTAAACTAAACGAAGTAGTTGCTATATCAAAACTTGAACCATTAAACGATAGGAAGTTTGTACTATCCCCTACTTTGAAGGTGTTGCTTGTAAGTTGAGCTAAGACTGTCGTTCCATCCTTTAGAAATAAACCACCATTGGTTACTAAAATGTGTTCGCTTGAATTATCGCCTGCAAAGAATCCGAAGGTTTCAGAAGTTAAACCCGAATATCCAGTAGAATTACTTGGTCTTGGTCCTAAATCTCCAAAAGCTACTCTTGTATTTGCTTCGTTTTGTAAATCAGCAAACGCATTTACTTCGGTTTGCATTCTCATTATAAGGCTATCTTCTGACCTATCTACGTTACGATACATTATCGCCTGCCTATCTGCATCGGTAGTATTACCATAAGCAACAATCAAATCACCCGTAACTAAGTCAGTAAGATTGCCCGAAGTAATAGAAACTTCTATATCATTACCATTTACATCAATAACACCACCACGAACCGACTTAACAATAGAGCCAGTTCCACCACTTTCTAAGTCGTTATTTATATCAGTAACCTGACAGATAAACAAGTCATTTACTTTGAATGAATTGCCTGCCGTTCCCGTTACGTTTTCAACTGTGATAGTGTCGTTATCAGAATCAACGCTTACTACTCTACCTTGAGCAATACTAAGGATTTCAGAACCACCTATCGTACTAATCTGCTTCGCTATAAATTCAAAGACCCGTAACGCTCCACGTACCCTTAACTCTTGGAGTTCTGCCGAGCCATCTGCTTGTATCTGCCAATTCGTTCCCGACCATCCCGTTGCGTAGCCATCATCTTGTAGGTTGGCTTGCGTTGTAAGATTGCCTTGTAGGTTCATCGTACTATTAAAGTCAGCTTCACCCGTTAGAGTTAGCGAACCACCTACCGATGCGTTGTTTGTAACAGATAAAGTATCAAAGATTACGCCATCCGTAGTCTGCACATCTTGGTTCATAGCGTATAACTCATTATCGCCTTGACCAGTATTCAAGGTAGGAGCATCTAGTGTTCCCGATATTGTAGTATTACCCGTTACGCTTAACGTTCCGCCTACTGTGGTATTGCTAGTTACATCTAATGTAGTACCTACCGTTAAGGATTCTGCTACATCTAATTCATCGGTAATGTATAAGCTACCTGCTAGATTTATTGCACCGGTAAAATAGTAGTCGCTTGTATTCCAAACTTCTGTGGCAGTATTCCATACTAGATCAGCTTGAGCATCTAGCTCATTGGTTCTTATAACACCGGTAGCAGTAATATCATCAAACTGAACATCATCCGTTGTTTTAACGTCTTGGTCCATGGCATATAGCTCGTTATCGCCTTGGCCAGTATTAACAGTCGCGAATATTACTTGATCAGTCGAACCTAGGCCTATATTAGATCTAGCGGTGACATCGCTTGGTATATCGCTAAGATTTTTTCCTTTTTCTAAATATAAACTTGATGCACCTGTCGTTTCTCCTGTTGATCCAATAGCTCCACTTGATACACCTGATCCATCTGTTATATAAAAAGTACTTAATGTATCAGTGCCTTCTTGTATGTTTATTTGTATAAAGTTCCCTGACCATTGGTATGATTTAGAACTCCATGAGCCACCAAGGAAAAAGAAATTACTACTATCATAAACTAATATATCATCAGGCTCGTATTCCCCATATAAGCTAGCGCGTATATTTCTTCTTTGATTTCTTCTAACATTTAAAATTTCGTTAAGTATAAGATTCTGGTGATTAGTAGTAGAAGCGTCTCCGTATCTTTTCCACAAGGCGAGTAATGCTCTTGATGAATTTTTTAATGCTGATAGTGAAGCGGATGTAGGCCCATCGCCAAAGTAGTATGATCCATAGTCGTACTCGTCAGAGTAATCTCCAGTTTGTTCTAGTTCATAATTTATAGCCGAACTTATACCGTCCACAGTATCTGAGTAGGTAAGTTTAAAATCTAAGCTACGTAAATACCAATACGCGTAATTTGCGGCCAGTGCATCTGGTGTTATTTTTACATTTAACGTGCCATCCGCGGCATCGGGTATTGGGTCAGTAACTATAGTAATACCCGCATTTTTGTGTATATAATTATTATCTGAATCCCTAGAAGAGTATGATTCTTGTACCTCTACGTTTATTGTTGCAGGAGAGGTTACCCACGCGGTCCCATTCCAATAGTAATCTGTTCCACCAGTATCTACATATATAGAGACTGACATGACGACTGGGTTGCCAAGATCTGTCGCGGTAGTTTTTGCAAACCAAGTAACAAAAAATAATTCAATGTTTCCTGTTCCGTCAGCTTGCCAATATTGACTTTTTGCTAATTCGCTAGCATCATCTATCCAGTATTCTCTATTGAATTTAATCCCCTGGATAATCGAGTCGTGCTTAAAGTTACTACTAACCTTTTTTACTCCTGCAAAATAATTATTACTTGAGCTGCCTTGTATATAAAGAGTATCACTGCCAGTTGATGTGCCCATTGAATGGCTAACCGTGCTTGAGGTCTGAGTACCTTCGTAATCATATACATACCGTCTAACCGATGAAATATTATCATAAGCAGTTATTTGTACTAAGTTCCAATCTCCATTAACCTGACGTAAAATAAGCCCATAGGATTTAAGTATATACTCAAGCGCTTGTTGGTTTGTTAATGGTCTATCATTTTCGTCATCATTTTTACCATAAATACGAAAGCGCTCTTTCTCGTGGTACGATTGATTTAATATATCATCAGTTTGAGTAAGGCCTCCTTCTATCCAAGAAGTATAAGATACAATATCTAGCTGGTAGCCTATTGTATCAAGTATATCAGCTATTAATACAATAGCCTTTTCTATGCCTCTTGTATCTGGGAATATCGTTGTAAGAGGAAAATCTCCTTTTATAAAAATATCTTTAGCATGTATGCTAGCAGATTGGTTTCCATAGTTTTCTTCGCCAATAACCGTAAGATCTGGAATGACTAAGCCTGTCCAGACTATTGTTCCGTTTTTCTTTAATTGAACTTTATAATCACCTATTTGAGAACTGCCTATAGACTCAAGAATGGCTCTTTGTGTAGCATCCTCTACCCTAACTGAACCGTTACAAGTTGATTTTTGCAGATAATTTAACTTACGAAAGGATAGCTCCTCGTACTGTCTACTTATATCTATACCTATCCACTCAGTTGATGATCCAGTATACCCATCTTCAAGGATCTCAAATTTATATGCGGTAGTAGTTGACCCTACTATTTTCTTATCCACAAAATAGTATTTTAGTCCGTATGCCATTATCTACCTAATGAATAGTTAGCCTCATCTAGTGCTAGTACTAAGTCTGTACCTTTTACTCTGAACTCTCCGCCTAGTTGCACTCTCTGAGTCCCACCCTGGGCTTGTAGCCCACCGAAATCTTTCATTGCAAGTATATTATCATTAGGGTGAAATTCTACAATTTTACCAGCGCTAGTTATAAGGGCATCGTTTACTTTTGTACCAGTTATTTTTCCTAGTAAGGATCCAAATATACCACCGCCATCTCCAAAGAATCCAGTGCCACCTAATCCACCAGTCAAGAGTATACTTATGCCCTTTTGTATTACCGCGCTAGCCAAGAGTTTCCCGATATTCTTTAGTGTATCTACAAGTTTTTCACCCTGGACAACGACGTTAGCCATACCCTGACCGAAAGAACTAGTAAAGGTATTAGTTATGTCTGTAAGTAATGTAGCGGCCTGAGCCGCGCTGATTAACGGGGTAGTTATTAAACCAGGTAAATCAGTGAGGGCTACTTTTGCCATATTAGCAGATGGCACAAGTGTATTATTTATTAAGCCACTCATTGCGCTAACAGATTCTACCCCGCCTTCGAATGATTTTTTAATAGAATCACCAGTTTCTTTAGTCCCTTCTGGCTCTTCTAGAGTAAACACTTTGTCAAAGTTTAGCCCAGTAATATCTGCGAAAACTTCTTTTGCTACCTCACCTAAGCTTTTAAATTCTGTTTTAGTGTCATCGATGGGTGTTTTTAATGCTAAAAACTTAGCCGCTACATCTACACCTCCGCCAAGTAATGGCATATTAGCTGCAAAAAACGCAGCCATATCTAAGATACTATTTTTCCACCATGAAATATCTTTGAATCTTTCAACTATTGCATCAAAATTATAGCCTGCATATATAAATCCTGCCGCTAAAGTAGCAATAGCGGCTACAGTTAAAGCGACTGGGCTAAGCAAAGTTGCAAATCCTAAAGCTAAGCCCTTAATTGCTAGTCCAAGAGTAACAATTGCCGGCCCTGCTACAGAGCCTATTAAAACAACTTGTGTTATAAATCTTTTAGTCTCTTCAGAACTATTTTTAAATGCTGTTACAAAATCCTTTAAGCCATCTATAAAAGGCTGCATATACTCTAGTACTATTCCACCTATATCTTCTTGAAAGTCACCTAGAGTATTCTGCAATTGTATTAATGGTCCTAAACCATTCTGAGCCTCAGACGTAGCCGCACTAAACATTTGACCTAGTAACTCCTGAGCCTTAGCAGCCCTTTCGGTCTCATCATCTATTTGCCGTAAGGTTGGCAAATATCTATTTAGCATTGTGGCATCGCCTTGTTCTAAAGCGGCGGTATAGCGTATAGCAGACTGCTCGTTTATACCCATTGCCTTAGCTAAAGAAATAGCATTTTTAGACGCGCTTTTAGCTTGCTCATTGGATAAGCCCATAGACTTTGCAAGCTGTAGCATCTTTAATGTAGACTCATCGCCTACAGTCGTTACTTGCTGGAGCCCGCTAGCAAAAGACTTAAAATCCTGTAAAGCCGCTTGACTAAATTCTCCCGCGCTTCTTAAGGCAGCTTCTAGTCTTTTTTCCGCCTGTATTTGGGTATCAAAAGCTTTTACACTTTGAGCAGCTGCGGTCGTTAGTGGAGCAGAAATACCTACAGAAATTGCTGCACCAAGTTTAGATACATCACTACCAAACTTATTAAGATCTTTACTAGCTTTTTTAAGCCCAGTAGTTAACCCTGTTATATCCGCCCCTATCTTAGCGGTTAAAGCAGCTATCATGCCATCCCCCTACTTTTTTCCACCATTTTTATTAAATCAAAAAGCTTCTTCTTATCTGTTTTTGGTTTTTCGCTATTTGATTTTAAGGGGAACATTTTTTCTGGTGTTAATTTTTTTCTCGCTTTCCCTTCTAATCCTGAATATGCAGAGATTAAAAAGGCGTTTATTCGCATGACATTATAGTCGTGCTTTCTATTTTCTGAAAATGCCCTTGCCATTAAGTTAAAATCATACATAGTTGTATGCCTTAACTCGTTAGGCTTTAATCCCATTTGATAACCTAGTATGTACAGTTCCTCCAAACTTTCAATCGGTTGGCCCTTTACTTTGGGCCCGTCAGGTTTCCCACTGATTCCCTTACTAGTTCAAACACTTGGGATAATTGCGCAAAGTCCATAGTTCCGATAGCTTCTTTAGGTATCTCATCACCGCCAGAAGCTGAAAGGGCTTGTATAAATAGCTTAATGTTAACAACTTTATCAAGTGCTGCATCTAAACCATTTAATCCTACCCCTGCTTCTTCAGTAAATCGCTCCAAAGCATTTAAGTCAAACTTAAACGCGTAAGCCTTGCCATCTATGGTAACTTTTTTAGTTCCCTTCATTAAGCCTTAGTAACGGTTGATGCAGCTAACGCGCCTTTTCCAGTAAAAGACCCAGAAAGAGTTGCGGTATCTTCATTTCCTGCTACAAAGCTTACAGATGTGCAAGAAGCCTCGCCGGTATATTTCACATAAGTACCAGATGGCAAATCGCCTGCAGCATCATTTGGTACAAATTCAACATCAACAGTATTTCTGTTAAGTATGTAATTCCCTAGTTCTTCTACATTACCAGTTGAAGATACAAAATTTGCAATCCCATCTACATCAACAGACCAAGACTTTTGCCCTTGTATATGATCTGCCCACCCTGCTGAATCTTTTGATGAAGCATCAGGTAAATCCATGTCAATATTCAAAGTTGCTGAAGTAGTCGCTCCCAATGTTGCAGGGGTGCCTCCATCAACGTCAACCTTGAAAAGTATTAAAGTTCCATTTATTGCGGCCATAATAATATTAAGTTTTGTTTGTAGGTTAAACTTTGTAAAATATAAAAAAATATAAGGACTTTTAATACAGCCTTATTTTTCCTCTATGATATGGCGGAATCTTAGCTCGCGTATGAAATACGTATAAGTATCTGTACGTTGTTTCCTTGAGACATCATTATCTACCACTGAGGTGATTACATTAAAATCGTTTAAGCTAAAAGGAACTGGTCTTGCTCTTATTATTTGCTTTACCTGATCTACTATGCTATTAATCTTAGCGCGTGACCCATTATCTAATCCGAACCTATCTACAACCGATAAGCTAAATGTTACATCATCCATGAATGTACTTTTAGTAGAATTATCAACTAACGTTGTATCATTAAAATGTATTAATGGGTATGTAGCATTAGAGGGTACATCATCATATACTGGTATAGCGCTACCAGATATGGTTACATTATTATTAAGCAACGTGTAATAAGCTGTTTGTAATTGAGTTGTTGAATCTTTAGCCATTTTGTACGAGGTATAAGGTGAAATCTACTGTTCCTGGCCCTGAGCCTGCTTGTAATTTACCAAAAAATATGATATCAGTCTCCTCATCAAATACTAACGGCGCAGGATAATGAACATTTGATGCTCCTTTGGCTGAGCTTATTTCTGTTACTAGCCTTATAGGATCATACGGAGCAGAAGTATTTAAAACTCCATTTCTTTGAAATAAAAGTATCTCTGCCTCTTTGTCATTTTCTACACTATAAACGATGTCAGAGATATAGGCTTTATATCCCGAAGGAACTGTATAAGCTCCTATTTGAGATTGACCTCTTCCGAATGTATTTATTGCTATTTGAGACCAAGTATCACCGCCTCCGCTCTCTCTAATAGTCAAAGTTCCTTGATGACTTGGCGTAGTTTGATTCGCATAAGTGCCAGTAGTTGCTACTTGCCATCTGTACAGTCTTATAAGTGAATCAGGTAAAGCTACCGCAGTTGTACCATTTAAAGACACTGTATTAGTTACTACTACTAGATTGCCTCCGGACTCTTGTAAGCCTTCATAAGTTATCGATCTTGCTCCTGCACCGGTTGCATTATCATCAGCATCATCAGATAATACTTCGAGCGCCGTATTGGATGTAGGAGTTCGATAAAAAGTAGATTCGGTTATAGGATCAAATGAGTTAGTTATAGCTGAATTACGGCCAAATTTATGTATAACTGTATGACTAGGAACATTTCCTTTAGATGCCTCGATAGGGAAATCAAGAACTTTCTTGTAGTAGTCTCTGTGTGAGTTATAGATATAGTCCGCTCTATTTATAAACGTGTCATCCTCACGGATCATTCGACCGGTAGTTCTATGCAGATTTTTTATACCGTTTTTATTTGGCATTGATTACCTTTTTTAAATCTTTAATGATCTTTGGTCTAGCCTCTTCAAAAGAACGAAATAAAAATGATCTGCCAGGCATACCTCCAGGCCCACCATTAGACCGCTTAAAAGGTAATGCGACAGAAGAATAGTCAACACCTGAAATAGTAGTTTCTACATTTCCATAAGTTCCAAACTCAACATAAGGAGCATATTCTACATTAGTATAAACTTTTCTGCCTAGTTCGCCTAGTTTTTCTGTTTTTATAGAACTTTTCAATCGGCCGCTATCAGTAGGTACACGATTTTTAGCCGCGCTCTCTATTTTTAAGGCATGATAATTTATAACTTTCTCTACTTGATCTCGTTTCTTTTTTAAAAGTAAATCAAGTTTGCCAATTGCTTTGTTTATTTCAGCTTGCGATATTTCTGCTTTAATCATCTTCTACCGCCATTAGCTCTGTATAACTATGCTCCTCTCCCTTATCTTGAGCGTAGTCTACGTTAAAAGTTCTACCATCGTATTGAATTCTTAATAAGTAATCATAGGTGGCTCTATCATATCCGGCGCTTACAAAATCGTCTCTATAACGCGTTAAAATTTTGTACTTTACTTTACCTTTCAACCCGCCTATTTCGTAGCTCTCTCGGCCGCTTACGGCGCTCACGTTACCCCATACAGTCGCAAGTGTATTCCATGTTTGTGTATTTCCACCCATACCATCTGATGAAAGGCTGTAATACTGTATTGTTAGCCTTTGCTTCATTAAACCTACGTTCGCTTGTCTGTTTTTTGTTTTCATTCATCAGATTAGTTTAGCGTACTTTTTAAAATATGATTTAGAACCATTAGGTAATTCACTAATACCACCCTCTACTAGATCTTGTCTATCTTCGTAGCTTGATAAAACTGCTTTTTTAAGGCCTAGCTTTATCCCTGAAGGAATAGAGGTATAGCCAGCTACATAAATCACTTTAAGGCGTAGCCTAGTAAAAGGCTCTTTATAGTCATACAAGGTATTTAATATTATTGCATCACCTTGTAAGTAATAATCACTCCCTGCCGTCAATGTAGTTTCAGTGCCTTCGTTATTAATGGTTTTGACAGAACTCACCGACTGAGCAGGGAATAAAGGCAAATCAACTCTTTTAGCGTACATCTCCCATTCAGCCGTTACTGTTTTTTCTACCAACTGAAAAGAATAAGCTTGCTCTACCGCGTCTATAGTACTAGCAATTAAATCCGTTATCAAAGAGTCATCTGCAGAGGTTTCTACCTTCATCCAAGATTTTGCATCTGACGCGCTAAGTACATCTGATGGTGTATTAGTACCAGTAGCGGTACTTGAGACCGTCACGACGCCATTACGGCCATAATCTGGTGTTTTTAAACTACTTCTTAGCATTTAATTCTTCTTTTAATTGTTCCGCCTTGCTTTCTGGCAGTCTATCTATTATTTGGTTGCCTTTTTTAACGTAGTACATTGTCTTAGTATTTTCATCTTTTTCAATATACACTTTATTGTCTAAACTATAGGCCATTTTGTTTTCTTTAGTTTCGTAAAGAAGACCACGATTAAACATGTCATTGACCAAATCCTTAGGCCCTTTAAATGGTTGGTCTATCTTATAAGGTTTCTTACCTAATCTAAAGTTTCTTCTACATCTATACATGGCAATAAGTTTAGTTAGAAGGATGGGCAGGAATCGAACCTGCCCAAGTTCCAAACATCCTTATGGTAATATTAAGAATTACCTGCATTCTGAATTGCAGTCGTAAAGTTACCGAAAGCACCTGCATTAGGTAGGTAAGTCGGTAGAGCTAAACGGCCAGAAATCTGAACAGTAACTAGATCTTTAACAACATTGTCTTGGTCTTGCTCGTAGAAACGAACTTGCATAGACTCACGGTCGAATAAAGTAGTTAATTGTGCAAAATCAGCAACTAGGAAATCATTAGCATTCCCGTCTGTTGCATTGATCGCATTAGTAGCTATGATAGGTACACCACGTACTACTGGTACTCTTTGGCCAAATACTACATCATTAGGGAAAATGTAACGTCCATCGGCATCTTTTCTACGAATCATCTCGTAGAATCGCCCGATACCCATCATAATTGCAGATGGTCGGAAGTTTCTGTTTTCTACCTGTTTGATAGCCTCTAGTAACACGTCATGCTCTTGAGCATCAGCATCACCAGTATATTGGTCTAAAGTGTAATCAGTAGATGTTATTGTTAGCCCATAAGTAGAATCATATAGCAAATAAGCATCTTCTTCTACCATGTATTTTTCCATTCCACGTAGTGAAATATGGCTAGCTAGTCCTGCGGTATCATTAAGAGCTTCTTTGGAAACTCGGAAATGCGCGGCAATTTTTTCAACAACAGCATCAGTCGCAGTTAGATCGAAATCACTTTGACCTGAGGCAACGCCCTCGGCAGTAACCGCTGTACCATCAGTGAAGTTGCTTTCTTTGATGTAACGGATTTTGTCGCTATTAGTCGTGCCATTAGGTAAGAACTGACGTACGTGCGTTCTTCGCTCTGGGTCAAATTTAAATCCAGCAACATAATCAGCAGGAACAACATCACCAGTATAAGCATCTGCTTCAGTGATAACTGCTTTGGTATTCATAGTGAAACCTGAGATATTACCAGACTTAAATGCTTCCATTTGGTCTTGTACTTCTTTAGCTTCTAAAGCCTCTTGTACTTTTGATTTCATTGAAGCAGGTTGAGCACTAGAGCCTAGTCGGCTAGTGCTTTTTTCGATGCTTTCAATACGATCTTTTTGACCAGAGATTAATTCTTCAATGTTTTTGATTTCGCTTTTAGTAGCAGAATCAGCTTCGCCTGCAAGTTTTACTTGCTCTTGAAGTTTGTCATAACGGGATTCTAAATCGCCTTTAAGAACATCCATGTGTCCTTTTACCGATTCAAGCCCTTCTTTTAAGGTTTTTTCTAAGTCCATTGTTTGAACTCCTTTTCTATTTTTAGTTGATTATTGAATTGTTTGAACATGTCGGCAATACTATCGGCTTCATTCTTTAAAGTGGCTTGAACCGGCTTTTCGGTTTGAAGTGAATCTTTGAACGATTGTTCTATGTGTTTAAGTTGTGCTTCTATTAGTCTGAATGTTTCATCAGTATAATCACCAGAATAGAAGGCTTTAGAAAGCTCTTTGTATTTTTCTACTTGATCTTTCTGTATTCCCTTAGCCATTCCGCCTATGGCCATTTCATTCGCTCCCCAGGTTACAGTGGATCCTTCCCACATTTTGCACTCTTTTACTAAGTACGAATCTTCTTGAGAATCATACTCTCGCTGGATAAAGTTAATACCAACTGAGTGTTCAGTTAAAATACCATCGCGGTATAATTTTAAAACATCATTACCTAGCTCTGTATCAGAGATCATAGTACGAAAATATAAACCTTTTTCATCTTCCATTAATGTCATTGGTTTACCTAGTACCTGTAGTGGGTCATGTTGATAAAGATGCATGATTCTGTTCTTGCCGTTAGGGCCATTTTCTTTTAATGTTTTTTCGTAGCATCCTTTTAGCATTACATCGCCATCAGAATCTTTAAAATCAAAAATAGAATAATACCCTTCGATAATTCTACGGTCCATATCAACACCTTTTACAGATGCACTCGTATTTTTAGTTTTCCATGGTAAGTTCATAGCACTTTTTATTGGGTTAATTTTTGTAAGGGTACTAAATTTATGACCTACTACTCTATCCGTGGCTTCATCGCCTCTATAAATTCTAATTAATGCAGCTGGATCATCTTCACTGGCGCTAATAGTTAATGCTGAATCTGGTATCTCTAAGCTTCCACTGGTTTTGATTCTTGTTATCTTTCCCCTAGCTCTACCGCCTGGTGAATTCCATGAAACAAAATCACCAACGTTTAAGTCACCTGCTTTAGCTTTCATATTTTTTTCTTCATCGATTTGTTTTGATTTACGTATCGCCCAGTCTACTCCAGATGTACCTCCCCAAGCATCCCACATCAATCCGCCACAACCATCTTCGTAAGGAACATCTTTGTGCTGTCTATGGCGATTAAACGATGCCATACGTTTTACAACGTCCTCAGAAATAGGTTCACGGTTTGCAAGCTGCGTAGCGCGCCTCCATCCTACAGAAGTACCGCACCCTTTAGGGTTACCGGATTCCTCCTTGTACTTTAAGGCACGTTTTGCATTATTGCTTGCGCTTTTTGGATAATCGGTATAACTCATACTAATAGTTTGTTATAAAAATATACATTTTTAACATCATTTTACAATTACAATAATTAGTTTGATTAAACCCTTTATTTTTAATATGGAAAAGTTAATAAATAGAGTACAAGAGCAACTAGATAATAATTGGGCAGTAGAAAAATCTGATATTCAAGCCTTGCTTATGTTTGCTATTTGTTTCTGGAAACAAGTTCATAAATAACGTTAGACAAGTGATTCTGCCTAGTGTTACTCCGCTCGCTATGGTGTATAGACTGCCTTAGGTGGGTTTTTGTGCTTTTTATCCATGACTTTTCATGAGATAAGCATATTATTTTTATATTTTTTTTAGCTAACTCAAGGCTAGCCATTAAATCGCTCATTCTATAATCACCCCATGTTAGTGGGTCAAACTTAATTAAATTGGTATCAAAGGCACTAACCCCAGTACCCGCAACATGTATTTCGTAGTCGCCTTGTACTTGCCTTAGGCATGAATACACATTATGCTCTGTATAATATGTTAAATTCAAACCCTTAAGCTCTCTACCATGGAATGTTAACCAAGCATTAGGGTATTTTTTACGCGCGGTTAAAATGGTTTCTACATAGTCTGGTGGATAGATAATATCATCATCGCAAGAAAGATAGATGCCCTTGCTTATGGGTAGCCAAAAAAACTTAGCGTTATCTGTGTAGTCTGGGCCAGTATAGACTTCTACGTTATCGCCTTCTACTTCGGGCGTGTAGTCGTTACCATATACCCGAACGGTATCAACTTGGTCTTTTAAGCTATCTATTACACCCTGAAGGGTATCTTTGCGGGCTTCTATTGTTGCTAAGTTGGCTGTAATGACCAATGGTTATAACTTTTTGCTAATCATGTTGACCAATAGTTCTATTTTTTTGTCTATCAGTATTACGGTGTCGCTTTTACTAGCTACAAAATAAAGTAATAAGATTATACCTATATGGTAATTATAGATGAAGGCATAGATAAAACACAATAATCCTGCTATAATTCCTATTTTGTTCATTGGCTTATAAGTGGTTGTTGTTTTCTTAGTTCTGTATGCATCATACTTTCGTGATCACCATGATAGCATAAGCTTTTTTTAGGGCAATACATAGGAATCCCTAATTTAAAAAATTTATGGCTTTGACTTTCACCAATACCCGATGAAATATTTGATCTACCAAACCTACTAGATGTGATAAAATCTTGTTCAAAATTTATTGCTTCTAGTGTTTGTCTATTTGTAAAATAACCACCATCACAATAGCTAACTTGAATAGAATCAACACCTTCTACGTTTATTTCTTCGTGTTCTATATAGGTCCAGATTTTAGGTCTGCCATCATTTAAAAGATTGTAAGCGTACTTGCCTTTAATTTGTGAATATAGTTTATGAATCGTATCAAAGTCTATATCTAAAAAGTCATCTGGCAAGAATAAAAAAAAATCATCATTAGACTGCTTGCATATTTCAAAAGCATACTGCCAATTAAGAAAGTATTGCTCTTTGCCTTTATGTTCTAACCTGTGAAACTGGCATTTCTTAGCAAATAAAAGAGCATCAAAGTCAGAACCATCATCAATAACAACTGGTTTCTCTGGGCATTGATCGATAACTTTAGCCAACATGGAAGGCCTATTATAACTAAAAATCAATATCATACGGCTCGTATATAACAGTGCATCTACAATTAATAGTATTACTAGGAGCCGCTCCTAATGATGAATCACCAGGGTATTGCATTTCATCGCCGCCTACATTAAAAGGCGTTTCTAGGTTCGGTACTTTCTGTCCATCTACAGCTAAATGTAAATCCCTAGTTCTATCATCTTGTGTAGCTAGCCATACTTTTTTAGTCGGTATTCCTGATGCTTGCGCACCTAAAACTGAACCAGCATTTGAAGCCGCTATTATTTCCGTTCTACCTATTAATGTAGCACGCCTTAAACTAAAATCAGGCATCATACTTAATTCCCTTGCGAATTGCTGAATACTAGTACCTTCCTTTAAAGCTGCTGCCACTGCTGCACGCACTCCCTTTTTAGTGCTATTAGTAACTAAAACTATTTTACTAGTCGTATCTGAAGGGTTTAGTATTTCATTCCCTGCTATCCACTGTGCAATCAATACATCCCAATCAACGCCCACTTCTTTCTGCATTGATTCCTTTAAGTTAGCGTAGGATTCTTGGCCGAATGTTTTCATTACCCTAGTATAGACTTTTTCATAAGCATCTAGCATAGGTTCAACCGTAATAATACCTTCTAGGTCAAAGTCTATAGCTTGCCTTTGTTCTACTGCGTCTAGGTACTGCTTTAGTTGCTTTCTTAAAGCACGGTAAAAGGTACGTTCTGCAAAACGCTCAAAAGCTCGGCGCTTATTATCGAATGTTTTCCAAGTGATATATCTTCTATGTTCTTGGTTTGTATTTGATTCTTGGATAGGCATAAAAAATACTAAACCTTTCACAATTTAGTATAAAATAACAAAAGAGATATGTCTACAGAAGCTCGTTTAGTACTTGCATAAATTTTTCTATATCTTCAGGGCTTAACCAACCCATAATAAGGGCAGTTGTAAGACCAATAGCTACAATATTACGGAGCGTAAAAGCCTCGATAAGTTCGCTTTTAGTTTGATTCCATTCGCCTGCAACCACCGCTTTAAGCGCCTTCCCAATGAATTGGTTTGGCAATGGCAAGATGTCGAGTGCTCCGTGCAACACTTGGCCGGCTTTGTTTTTTCCTTCGGCAATTTCTGATATGATACGTACAATTTTTATTTCCTTTAATTTTTTCATTTCATCATTTCCGATATAGCGTTGAATAAAGCACTTGACCCCAAGCCTGCACCCGTTGCCCATGCAATTATTTTTTGTTTGAATTTTATTAGTTCAGCTATTTGCTTTTCATTGTTTGTAACTTTTTTAACAAGCCCCTCCTGACCGAACTCATTACCAAGCAAAGCTTCTTTTATGTCTTGAATATCTTTAGCAAGCAACTCAATCATAGCTTCAAGGTTGTTAACTTTAAATTTTAAGTCGTTTAATTCTTTATCACTCATAATAATGCCAAATTACGTTTGATGCTTTATCTTTGTCTATATCTACATGAATAAAATTCTTACCGATACCTATACGATTAAAACCAACAGAAAGTAATGAGACTATTAATTTGTATCTAAAAATACTACTTTCAGCTTTTAAATCTATTGCTAAACCTTTTGTATGACTACTTGTACCGTCCCTGCCTTGTTCTCGCTCCCAAATTTCGCTTCTAAAGGCCGATGTAACCACGAATGGTGTCTTACATACCTGTCTTGCAATATCTAGCTTCTTCATGAATTTATCATCCATGTCCTCTAGCTTGCAAGGTGGATTACACTTATCAAAATCTGATTGTGAAAAATATTTAAGACCCGTATTCATTCTTCAACATTTTAATATCATCATCGGTTAGTTCACTTGCGGCATCGGGTATTAGATTCATTGGTATGTATCTGTTATTGTCCCCGACTGGTTGGTAGCCCATTTCAATACGCTTTTCATCGGCAGTTAGCCACCATGCTTTGCTTAGCCAATCTACCTTTTCGCTATTATCTTTATTTAACGCGTCAATAGCCTGTACGTCAAAATCTAAGTGGTAGTTTTTACCGGTAGCCTTGTTAAAAACAGGTACTAAAGATCTATTTAGTTCCGCATAATCTCTAGTAAGCTCAGGTATAACGTTATCTAAATAAAGCTGCTTCCTACTTTCTGATTTATTGGCAT